AGGATATTTTGGGAGGATGTCAACCCTTTCCTTGACCCTTATAACGTGTCTGTTTCTGCTGTCTTTTCTCGTGTTTGTTCTTATTTTTCTTGTGCTGACGTGCACCTCTTTTTTTAGGTTTATCTCTCTCTACAAATGCCTTAAATTTCTTTGCCATCTTTCCAATCTTTTACAAAAGGTGTAGCATCTTTTGGTCTGGTGATATGTGGTAGATATATTATCTTACCGTTTACATGTTGCTCTAAATCAGAACCACAATTCATACATCTATATAATTGATTTGTAATTCCAACTAACATAGTAAACTCTTCACATGTTGGACATTGTCCATTAACAACTTCTGTCTGTATTTTCATTACTCTAATATTAACTTTTTTATCGAGAAAGATCCATCTATATTTTTTTCAAGCTCAACCATATTCTTGATACATTGATACTTTATGTGTGATTTAGCTTCACGTCTTGCATGACGTGCCCCTTTGAGACATTCAGACATTGATGTCTGAAGACGTGCCTCCTTGATCTCTCCGTTTACAATCATAAGTAGGGCTATGGCTAACTCAGTCATACTATCTTACCTTTGTTTTCACCTTGTTTGATGACATATTTTTGTGTACCATGCTTGCCAGTTTCTACTTCTTTTTTTAGATTTTTAACATAACTCATCTGTTTGGCTTCTTTGTTTATGTGATCTATATAATCCAAAACTTTTTTAGTGATTCGTCCCGTTGCCATTCGCTCTTACCTTATCTTTTAATTCTTCGATATCAGCTAATGCTTTGTCTAGCTGTTCTCTTAAAAATTCTATGTTTACTTTGTTAGTCATGTTCATCTCTTGAGTCTCTTCCATCTTCTCAACAGACTTGTACAAATCCTCGATCAAAAAATGTTGTTCCTGATCGGTCGGGACCTGTTCACTTTTTTTAAGTAAATCATTCTCAAACAACTCACGTGATGTCTCTAACGATACCAACCTCGCAGTCAGCTCTGTATAAGCGAATACGCCCATCGCGACGAGCACGATCAGGCTAGCTACCGTCTTCATCGGCATCTGCACTCGTGCCTCTTCTCCGATGTTGAGTGGTTTATTGGGCATGTGGTCCTCCACAGAAAGCCAGGACTACTAACATTATTATCAGTGAACCTGTAAAATAATAATTCATCCTGGCTATCTCCATAATTCTACTTCACTATCAAAGCTGCAACTAAAACTATAAACACAAGAGATTCGATCTTGTGATTATGCCAGTAGTGACCAGCTTTATCTTTTATTTTTTTAATCATTTTTTTTCTCCTCTATTTCATAAAAGAAGTTATCAGTATCCTCTGTTCTCCACTGACGACTGTCTTCTACATTCCATTCAGATGTCTGCACTTTCCAATCAGGAATTGTATCTTTCACCGTGAAAGAAGGTATGTCCCATATACATCTATTGTTTGGCTGTGCCGCATAATTACCATCATTTAAAGCAATTATGTGAGCGCACTTATGCTCGTGCGGGATCTCTGAATGATCAGTATCAAGTATATTAGACTCAGGATGTGCAAAGTCAATAGTAAATAAATATTTACCTGCGTGCCATTTCTTGTCTTTTCCGATATACTTACCGGCCTGTCCGTCTAAGATATCCCAACGATTAACAGAAGGATAATAACTAAAAGCATTCCACAACTGAAGTTCATCAAGTCTTCTCCTTGGGACGTCAGCGACTTCAAATCCACGTTGAATAAACGCCGTAATTGGAAGGCGATAAAAGACTGCACCATTCTCCATGATTGCATGAAATAATAAAGCACGCCCAGTGATACATGTAACGCCAAACACAATACAGTCCTCAACTTCTCCATGATGTTTTTTAAGGTCATATAGATACTCCCTTTTTATCTGTGCATATTCTACGGGTATGTTTGCATTCAAGTAAGCCATAATTTATCCTCATTTAATACTACCCCAATTTGGTCCAGATTCAAAGTCAACTTTATTCTTGACCTCAAGAGGTATTGTTTGTTCCATAGTGTCTTTAATCAACTTTGATTCGTGGTCCGTGATCGAAAAACAAAGTTCATCGTGTATTTGTATGTGTGGTATTATACCTTTTTCATATAGATCAACCATGGCCTTCTTTGTCATATCCGCAGCCGACCCCTGTATCAATCTATTCAAAGCCTTGTAGGTAAATGCAGGTGTGTAGTATCTATCAAAATAATCCATATAGTTTGAATCTATCTTGTTCTCCTTATACTTATCCAACATCTCTGCCTTAAATGCCTCCATCGCCTGCTCTTTCGTGTACAATGGTACCTCATTAAATCTATTGGTTTCTGGATTCCATTCCTTGTTTGTTGTCTCCCACTTATCAAACCTGCAGAATCTATCGTACAACGTGAATAGTAATCTATTCTCCTTAGCAAATGCTATCAGTTCCTGTGATAGTTGACGTACGAAAGGAACCCTTCCATGATATTCGTTAAATAATTCTTTTGCCTGCCGTTGGTCAAGACCCAACTCTCTCTGTAATTTTATCTTGCCCATGCCATAGAATAGACCTAGGTTTATCGTTTTTGCCTGTTTCCTGGAGATATTAGCCATGTCAGCAACGATCTGATGAAAATCCGCATCATCCTTGTCAAATTCTTCCTGCAGCGTCTCTGTGCCTGGTAGGCCCAGTTTGATCGCATAGTGTACCACAATACGAGGTTCCTGTTGTGAGTAGTCAAAACTAGCCCATTTACAGCCGTCCTCTGGTATAAATAACTCTCTCATCTTCTGACCTATAAAACCTTTTGCTGGTATCTGTTGTAAATTAGGATTAGACATACTGAATCTACCTGTAACAGTGCCACCCGTATCTGATCTTATCTGATTTATATCGGCATGTATTCTACCCTCATGCACATATTCCAACAATCCATCTATAAAAGTATTTGCTGCTTTGTCATACTCTCTTGCTTTTGCAATCATTCGTAAACATTTGTTACTGTGTGTTTTAAGATAATCCTTTGGTAGTTGTGGCATTTTAGATTTAGGAGTGACCTTGTAATCTTTTATGTGTAGGTGATCTAATAATTTTTTGATTGATGCTGCAGCCCAGATGTCAACTCTGATTGTTGTCAAAGATTCAATCGCCCTTAATATCTGTTCTCTTCTTTTTTTGAGATGTCTTCCAAACTCGATAGCTTTTGCGACATCTATTCTAACTCCTTTAAATTTCATGTCAACCAAACATAAAAATAATTTTGTTTCTAATTCAAATATTTGTCTACAAGTTTTTTGTTCTCCGTCTTCTTTGATATATAATACTTCGTCAATTTTTTTATCAAAAAGATTCCATAACTTGTAAGTTAAGTTTACGTCTTGCTTTGCATATTCTTTTACAATCGATGCAGGAAGTTTATGCATGTTGGTCATCGGGTCCTTTACCGTACCACCAGACCATTCTAAAGTTTTTTGTTGTAGATCATATTTGTATTTCTCTTCATCAAGAAAATCTTTTGATAGTGAGTCTAGAGAATACTTAAATCTATTCTCATCAATAACAGATGCGGCTATCATCGTGTCAACGATTCTACCTTTCATCTTCATGCCTGTCACAGCCCTGATCCAACACACATCATACATCGCATTGTGAAATATTTTTGTGATGTTTTCATTTTGAAATATTTTCTCGTTAAGAACACTCCATATCTTTTCATCTCTTTTAAAATCTATAAATATATCTGAGTGACGAAGTGGAAAGTATGCTGTTTCTTTTCCTGTTGCAACTGCGATACCACATATAAAACCATCATTACGTATAGCACCCAACCCTTTTGTTTTAAGATTAGGGTCGTATGTTTCTATATCAACAGCAACAGTATCTATATCTTTTAGATCTAGATCTTCTGGTGAATTACACATTATAATCTCTTTCCAATATCATTTCTAGATAGTGTATTGCTTTCTTGATATCTTCTTCTTTCCCTTTCGCAGAGTGTCTGCATATATACTTAATAGCATTTCCCTCCGCAAAAAGCAATTTATTCTCGTTTATAAACTCTGCCGGTTGAATCTTAAATTTTTTATAATGATTCCCGCCATGCTGTTTGTCTAATGATGTGTATCCTGTTCCTTTAAATATACCACTGTTTGTCATGCTACCCTCTTAACATATCTCATTTCACTCCCTGCATGATTCCATGCGGTTTCTATTTTTTCTTTTCCTTTTTTAGATAAAGAATAACTTCCGTTATAACTTCCATAAATATGCCCTATGTAAGAATTATATTCGTCACAAACATCTATGTTTGATGTTTCATATTCAAAAGATTCATTACTATAAGCAAAAAAATCATCACAATCATATATATGATTATTAACAATTTTTCTTTTTTCTTCGTTGGGGTCAAATAAATAATGATCGTGATGTTCTCCACGATACTCATAGCTTCTCCAACATTTTCCACCTACAAAAGAAGAACCACCTCCTCCGTCTTCTCCTAAACTTAAAACTGATCCAAAAATTAAAACAGAATCATAATTACCATACCAACCACTATTGTGTATTTTTTTCTCTACTGACTTTGCATAATCTGTTTCAAAGTCTCCTCTAGTTTGATAAGGTTTTACTTCAACTAATATTTTTTTACCCTCTCCTCCATAGATAGCAAAATCTGGTAGCCATCCTTTTACATTTTCTAAAACTGGTTCATACTCTATGTTCCATCCTAATTGTTTAAAAAATATATATCGTTTACATTCATTTTTACTTCTAAAATGAGCACCTCTATATATAACTTCGTGTGCTTTTATATCATACATTTTTTCTCCTTTATGTTGTTAAATGTAAATAAATCCACAAACATGTGAACATTGTTATTGTTAATAAATCCATTCTTGCTATCATCTTACTCCTAACGTGTATTTACCTTGTGACGCCACAGTCCAACAATCAAACTTACCCCTGCTGTATGCAACATATTTTAATCTGAGTTGTGTAAAATAATCTTCTTGTCTTGTTGCTGTCAGATCAACAACAACATTATCAAACGTCAAACCTTTTACGGTATGTATGTTTGCATATTTTACTCTTACTTCTCCGTCATCATAACCCTTGTTTAGAATCTTTCTAATGTAGATTAATCTATCTGGATCTGTCTTCTTTCTTATCAATGCAAAATCTCTCTCTTTACCTGCATCGTCTTTCAAATACTTGTGATATATCATGTAGTCTATTGTATACTCTCTATCCACCCACTCTTCAAAACTCTCCTCGCCTCTTCCATGAACTATCACTTTACTGCCCATGTATTGCCAAAAATCTTTTATCTGTTTCAACGGCATAGGTGTGCCCCTGCAAAAGTCTGGCCATAGTTTGTGGCATCTTAATTCTTTTTTTGGTACGTGGGCCGTGTTCCCTACGTGTGCAAACTCTATACCATGTTGCTTAAAAAAATTTTTGACCCATGAATCTGACGGCGTGCCGCGATAGGTAAATAAAAAAGTCTCATCGGTATGTTTTATCTTCTCTAACAAAGCAGTCATGGCACTACATCTTTTATCTAGACTAGGTAAATAATAATGATTACCGGTAACATCTGTTGACCTCCAGGTCCTCTCATACCCGTAATGCTCCCAAATAGGTTTGATAATTCTTTTACAAAGAGTGTTTATTGTCTTGCCACATCTATGTCCCTGGTCTAATTGTTCTGCATCTCTTGATAGTCTGTGATAGTAATCCGCATCTGATCCTGCAAACTCGAAGATGGTTTGATCAGCATCACCAACAAAATAATATTCTTTTGCTTTTGTTGCCATCTTGTCGAGAGCTTTTCTCTGTGGCACGTTGCTGTCCTGTGCCTCATCAACTATCAATGCGTCTATGTCTGGCTCGACAGCTTTATCGATAAATTCCTGTATCATATCTGCGTAGTCACAGACATGATTATCATTTTTATATTGTGTGTATGGTGATTCCATCTGTTCGATAGAATTTAGACTGTATGGTTTGTACACATTCTTATCACATATCTTCCAATGTTCTTTTAATGTATTGCCTTTGCCATGTGCATCGGCCAGGTATCTGTAAAATTTATGTTTGTCTGCGTTAAACTCTGACTCTGTAACTCTCTGTAATTTAAAAAGAGAATCTATTGTTGTTAGATTCATGTGGTCT